AAAGTTACTTTTGAAGCAGGAGAGATTGCTACTAAGCGAAAAAATAAGAAGGGAGCAAGATATGGTAGAGTTTTAAACTTTGCTATGATAAGAGCATACGAAGATGCTTTTGCAGTCATAAGAGATGCAATGGCTAACCAAGTTGGAAAACCTTTTTACATGGTTAATGCCGAAGGAAAGAAAGAGGCTACAAGAATTGATGGAAGGGCTGTTAGAAGAGGTACTGCTACTAAGCAGATAACTTCAGGTCACCAAGCTACTAGAAAATCAGGTGGTGGCGAGATAAAAGCAAAAGGGCTACAAAAAACAGTTGCAAGAATGACTTTAGCTAAAAGGTCAAAAGAAATTTTTAGAAAAACTGTTAAGTCCCCTACAGGTAAGAACCTTATAGGCCCTGCTTTTGATGAGATTAAAGAAGAGATGCATAATGCTCTTGAAATAGAATATCAACTATCCGAGTTAAGAGATATTAACAGTGAAGTATTTGATTTATCTCAAGTAGTAAATATAGAAGCTACAGATCCTTCAGGTAATAAAGGTATAATAGACCATTATGATGTGGGAGGTATAAGAGATTTTCTTGCAACTAAAGCAAATGCAATGGCTCCTAAACTAGCTGAAAAGTACGGAAAAGATGTTGCAGAAATGCAAGGGTCAGGTAAAACAAAAGATGTTATTACCGCACAGATGAATGGCATGCTAATAGCTAAACTATTAGGTTTAAAACATATGAATAAACCTAATATGCGACTAAAAGTTAATAAACAATTACTTGCACAAGCTAAAAAAGCAAAAGTAAAGAAAAGAAGAAAAACAGGAACATTTGGAGCAGGGTTAGCAAGATCAGTAGCACTATCCAGCAAAGGAGGAAAAGCCTCTAAAGGTACTGCCAAAAAGGTTAATGCTACAAAAGGAAAAAGTGTTACAAGAGCAAAAACAGCACAAAGTCCAATAGCTTTAAGAAATTTGCTAAATGAAATGCTTCCACAAATGGTAGCCAGTAAAATGACATCACCAGCGCTACGATTTAGAACTGGTAGATTTGCAAACTCAGCCAGAGTTGAGAATGTAAATGTAGGGCCAAGAGGGGGTATTGATGTAGATTATACTTACATGAGAGACCCTTATGAAACTTTTGAACCGGGCGGAAAACAGGGGAGCACTCAAAGAGACCCTCGAAAGATAATAGGAGCAAGTATTAGAGAACTTGCAATGGGAATACTAGGAAGACAACCTACTACAATTAGGAGACAATAATGGACGCAACTACAGCTAGAGCACACTCAACGCGTAGACGATCCATAGTTGGAGCGATTGCGAGTAAGTTGTACGAAAGTTTGAATGGAAGCGCACCCTTTAGAAGCTCCGTTCAAAGTGTAGAACCAAGACTTAGATTCTGGGACGAAGTCGGAGACTTCCCCGCAATTCAAGTCGGAGCAGGGCAGGAAACACGCGAATACGAAGGTGGCGGTTTCCGATTTAGATTTTTACGAATAACTATAAGATGTTATGTGAACGACAATGATGATGTCATATTAGCACTAGAAGAGTTATTAGAAGATGTTGAAACTGTACTCGAGGATAATGATCCGTTGACGTATACAGATTCAACAGGATTGTCTCAATCAACAGCTAAGACTACAATCTTATCAGTTGATACAGACGAAGGTGTTTTGGAGCCTCTCGGTGTCGGTGAAGTCATCGTAGAGATTCAATACTAGGAAAAGTTAAAGCTGAATAAACGTTTAGCTATACTCTTCCAAAGAATATAGGAGAAAAATAATGGCATTTCATTTTAGTAGAGATACCAAAGTATTCATGAAGTTTCACGCTAGTGCCTCAGGTACAGACGACGCACTTTATGAAATACCAGTACTAGACGGGTACTCCTTTAGTCAGGCTACTAATAGTTCAGAGATTACTCTGAGCGAAGCAGCAGACTCAGCAGGTAACAGTAAAAGAGGTAGAGCAATGTTCAACGATTCTTTTGCACCAGCAGAATGGAGTTTCAGTACTTATATGAGACCGACTACATCTGGTTCCGGTGACGTTTGGGCAACCAATCAACACGCAGGAAACGCAAAGAAATTTGCAGTAGAAGGACCTCTATGGGCAGCAATGTCCGCAACAACCTATCATTTAGGTGTAGGCGGAACAGGAGCACCAACAGCAGCATCATTTGAGCCGAATGTTTTTAACTTTCAAAACTCAAATAAGGTGGCACTAGGTGTTTTTGACTTGTATTTTGTACTAGGAGCAGCAAAAGATACTGCAACTGGTCTTTATACAACTGGAACCGAAGGCGTAACAGTTTATAAAATTTCTGATTGTTCAGTAGGCTCAGCATCTGTAGACTTCGATATCGAAGGACTAGCACAGGTAGCTTGGTCAGGACAAGGAAAGAAAATTAAGGAAGTTACTCAACTTAAAACAACTGCGGGATTAACATCTCCAGCTGTTACAGGAGAAGAGACAACTACCAAAGGTTTAGTTAGTGAAGGAATAACAAGTACTTCAAACTACATTAGACAAAAGCTTACATCATTAGCAATTGCTTTTGATGCAAGTGATTCATCAGGTGGCGGAACTACCTCTGATGGAGAAAATCAACTTGGTGCTGATAAGACATATAGTGTTGTCTTAACAGGTGGTAATATTACGATTGAAAACAATCTAACTTACCTAACACCAGAAACCTTAGGGTCTGTTAATCAGCCTCTAGGACATGTGATGGGAACTAGATCAGTTTCAGGTAACTTTACCTGCTATCTAAACAACGTTGCTGACGGCTCAATGGATCTTTTAGAAGATTTACACGAAGCTGACACAATGATTGGCAATAGTTTCGATATGACATTTAGCATTGGTGGCGCAAGCGCACCGAAAGTAGCTATAGCATTACCAAATTGTCATCTAGAATTACCGACTCATTCAATTGAAGACGTAATTAGTGTAGATGTTAATTTCCATGCTTTACCAGCTGATCTTTCGAGTGCAAGTGCAGCTTCAGGTGCAAATGAAATGACCGTAACTTATACATCATAACTTAACTTATGGCGGGCAGTAACCCTGCTCGCCTTTTTATGGATTATAAAAAACAAATGAACGATACAGTAAAAAAAGAGACACCAAAAGCAGTCTCATTAAAGAGTCTAATGACTCCAACAAAAACAGTAGAATTTGAGTATCCCGGTTGTGCAGGCTTTAAAGTAAAGCTGTGTTACCTAGCTAGAGAAGAACTCATGAGGCTTAGAACTCGTTGCGTATCTCAAGTATTCAATAAGAAGACTAGAGGCTACGAAGAACAAATGGACGATGATAAGTTTTTAGTAGAGTATACTAAGGCAGTAATTAAGGGGTGGGCAGGTTTTAAACTTGGTTATGCTAAAAATATGTTACTATTGGGAGATTTAACTCCTGAGCAAGAAGAATCAGAATTAGAATTTTCACAAGAGAATATAGAAGTACTTATGAAAAACTCTGCTGATTTTGACGCATGGGTAACAGAACAAGTAGGCGACTTAGAAAATTTTACTCAGAGCAAGTAACCTGGGCACTTGCACAGATTGAAAGGTTCTTTGGCAATTCTATAAGCATAGAAGCTTATTTGCAAATGTGTCACCAACTAGATCAAGAACCAGACCCAGACGAGATGCCTCCTGAACTAAGTGATTTTCCCTTAGAGATTCAGGAGTCTTTTCTCATACATGCAATGTTACCAGACAGATGGGACGGAGCAAGCGGAAGTTACATGGGTAAAGACTGGTCTCCCTTAAAAGACCTGTTAGATATTCATGGAGTAGAAGATAAGAGAACTGTTACATTTTTCTTGAAACACGTTGAGAGCACTAACACGATAAATATCAATGGAGAGCTTAAACGTAAGCAAGACGCCGACAGAAGGCGAGCAAAAGGCTAAATAATGGCAGGTAAAAAGATACAAGCTGCTGAGATTATTATTAAAACCACAGATGGTGGTTCTTTTAAAGTCACAGGTAAAGAAGCAGAAAAACTAACCAAGAAGATGGACAGACTTGGTGGAGCTTCGCAAACTACCGATAGACGAATAAAAGGTGTAACTCAACAGTCATCAAACGCAACAAAAAACTTCAGTAAGCAAGCACAAACCATGCAAGGTGGTATTGTTGCTGTATACGCAACTATTGCTGCTCAAGTATTTGCTGTTTCAGCTGCGTTCCAATTCCTAAAATCCTCAATGGAAACCCGAAACCTTATAGAGGGCCAAAAAGCCTTCGGATCAGTCACGGGTGTAGCATACAAAACCTTAACGACTAATATACAAGAAGCAACACAAGGCATGCTCGGCTTTAAAGAAGCTGCTAGTGCTGGTGCTATTGGTGTGGCTGCTGGATTAAGTGCTACTCAATTAGGTAAATTAGGTGTGGCGGCTACAAATGCTTCTCTTGCGCTAGGTAGAGATTTAACAGATTCTTTTAACAGGCTAATACGTGGTGTTACCAAAGCAGAGCCAGAACTCTTAGACGAACTCGGTATTATTTTACGACTAGAAAATGCGACTAATAAGTACGCGGTATCAGTCGGTAAAACTCGGGAGCAGTTAAATGCTTTTGAAAGAACCCAAGCCGTTTTAAATGATGTTTTAGACCAAGCCGATTCTAAGTATGGAATGATTCAAGAAAAAATGGATCCTTCTGCTTTTGCTATGGGTCAGTTCACAAAAGAGATGGACGATATAGTACTTGCCTTCCAAGAATTAGTCATCAAAGGACTACTGCCTTTTCTTACCTTCTTTAAAGAAAATTCTACTGCACTAGTTGCAGCTATAGGCTTATTTGTAATGCCTATTGTAAAATCTTTACTTCCCAATTTAAACACAGCAATGAAAGACTCAGCAGAGAAGTCTACAAAGTCTTTCCGCATAATGAAGAAAAGCTTTGGTCAAGCAGGTGATGCCGCAACTGATGCATTTGGAGCATTAAGAGGTGGAGGATTAAGTGCCGAAGATGGTAAAAAATTCTTTGAAGGAAAGAAAGGTGTAAAAACCAGTGCACAAGGGGATACAGGAGCAGTTTTAAATAAAAGACAGATAGCTGCATTTAGACGAGGCGAAGAAAAGAAACTTGGTATCTGGAGAGGGCTATCAAGGAAGAAGAGAGCTGAATTAAGACAACATTTAAATCAACAAGAAGCTATGTTAAAGGGAAGTACCATAAAACAAGTTAACCTAGTTCGATTTGGTGATAAAGCAATAAGAGCAAGTAAAAAACTTACTGCAGCATCTGTTCAAGCAAGTTATGCACTAATGTCAAAAGCCGCTGCAATGTCTGCTAAGTTTATGAATAGAGCTATGATGGCAGCTGGTGTACTTGGTATGATTGCTATGGTAGTACAAGGTCTTATATCACTTTTTAACTATTTTAGAGATTTAGACCCAGTTATGAAAAAGTCTAGAGAAGAAACTAAAAAAGTCGCAGAAGCTAACAAAACTTTAAACGACGAATTAGAAAGAATGGTAGATGTTAGAACAACAGATTACTTACTAGATTTAAAAGGAGCGGTTGAACAAACAGGTAATGCATTACAAAGTGCAGATATCGCAGCAAAGATACGTTCATATAACAAAGAGTTACTCAAAGGAGCAGATGTATCAGGCTTTGTAAAAATGGCAGAAAATCTATCAGTCCTTGCTCCTGAGTTAGAAGAGTTATATAACCTAATGAAAGACGGCACATATATTTCTGGAGCACAAGCCGTACAATTCCAAAATCTAGCAGCAGCTTATATAAACGCTTCACAAGCTTCGAAACAGTTTTCACAGAGTCAACAAGCACTAAATAAAGCACTCGACAAACAAGTGCGAAAGTTCCAACAATTACCTTTCCAAGACTTACTAACAGCTTCTAAAGGCTTTACAGGCGGACTAAAAGATACTCTTGGTATAACAGGAGATTTTAATCCAGCCGGTATGAATGCGGGTCCAAATGGTCCTCAAATAGTCAAAGAGAGTAGAAGTGGGTATAAGGGAGCGTATGATAAGTTTGGTTTCATGGGACAAGCAGAACTACGAGAAACGTCTAGAAACGAACGAATGGCAGAATTAAATAAAGTGCCTACTCTAGATAAGATTTCACACGGACAAGGATATCAGAACAGAGTATACAATACAAACAATGCTGATGGCACCTTAATGGACGAAGATGCATTTGCTAAACAACTAACAGAAGGAAAAGGAACCGGAATGCAAGGTTTCCATAAGTTGGGAGAAGGCACTAGAGTGTATGAAAGTATTATGAAACAGTTTCATGCATATAAAGATGTATTAGAAGAAAAGAAGAAAATTGGAAAAGAATCAAAAGACGATTTAAGAACGGAACAGTACTATGTCGAACTTTTAAGACAACAAACAGCTCTAGAAGGCAAAGTATCATCTCTTCAAGACGACACTGTTGAATTTTCTGCAACAGCATTAACGAATAGAAAAACAATGGCAGACCTTGCAAAAGGCGAACTTGGTACTGATAATAAAAGGTTGATGTTAGGAACAAAGATACTTCAGTTAGATGACTCAAATAATAAAGCAAACTTAGAGACACAAGCAGCAGAATTAGCTCATGCAAGTAATTTAGAGAAAGCAAAAGGAGCTCTATTAGCTTTTGAGATTAAAGGCACAGACACTCTAAAATATGATAAAGAACAGATTCTCCAAGGAGAGAATGAAGCTAATGATGTGTATGAAAAAAGACTAAGAGGACTCTTGGTAGAAAACAACCTTTCCGTTGATGCTTTAAAAGCTTCTGACTTATCTGTTGCTAATGCTACATCAGAAGAGCTTATAATTCAAGCACAAAATCAATTAAAAGAACAAAGAATAAATTTAGAAGAAAGACTTTTAGATTATACAGACCAACAGACTAACTTAATTAGACAACAAAAAATAGACACGATGGCAATTGCTCAAGCTGAGATACTCAGAAAAAATGCAATGAGAACGACTACTGATGCTGCTGGAACTTACGGAACACAAAGAACAGCTAGAATGGGAGAATTAGATACTCAAATAGGCGTTCAAGAAAGTATGAAAACAAATACAACAGCTGGCTTGAAAAAAACAGGAGCAGATCTAAGCAAACTAGGAGCAAGTGGTTTCTTTGAAGGTGCTAATCTGAATATGAGGCAGGAAAAGTACAATGAATTAAAAATGAAAGAGCTAGCTATAGAAAATGCTCTTGCACAACTAAGAGGCAAAAAACAAGTACTACTTGATGAAGAAAGTGGTGCTACAATGCAGGGCGTCTTAGACAAAAAACAACAAGAATTAGGATTTCTAAGAGAACAAGTATTCTCTCTTAATCCTGCAGTTGCTACTTACAATGCTTTTGTATTAGAAGCAAAACAGAAAAAGATACCTTTAGATGAAAAAGAACTAGAAAATTTAAAACAGCAAGCCATAGAAATGGAAAGTCTAAAGATAGAAACTGAACTAATGAGTGGTATTCAAAGTACCCTTTCTAACGGGTTTGTTTCAATGTTCCAAACAATGGTAGACGGAACAAAATCATTCAAAGATGGAATGAAAGATTTAGCAAAATCTGTACTATCAGACTTAGCGGCTATGTTTGCAAAAGCAGCAGCACTAAAGATAATGCTTGCTATGTTTCCTGGTATGGGGAATATGCTTGAAGGCATGAGCTCAATACCTGGCATGAATAGATATGGTGGAGAATCAACTAAGTATAGGACTGGTGGTATTGCAGATGGGCCTGGTTCAGGTTATCTTGCAGAGTTACACGGTAGAGAAGCCGTAGTACCACTAGGAAACGATAGAAGTATTCCTGTACAAATGACTGGTGGTGGCGGTGGTGGAAACACGGTCAATGTTTCTATTAGTATGAATGGTCAAGGACAAGGTTCTTCACAAGTCTCAGGCGACGGCATGCAAGGACTAGGAAGAAGTATCGGAAATATGGTACAACAACATTTACAACAAGAAATGAGACCTGGTGGATTATTAAATCAACAAGGCACAAAAGGTAGAGCATAATGGCACTAGGACTAAGAACAAATACAATACAAACAGGTGGCGGTACAGTTGCAACTGGGACAAAAGTTACAGGGTTTAACTCTAGTGTTCAAGATACAAATACTCCTAATGGGGCAACAAGAAATCAGACAGAGTTGATGTATGATAGAGGAGTTCAGCAGACTGCTGCTCCCCGCGTACTAAGAGCACAGTTTGGCGATGGCTATGAACTTAGAATGAGAGATGGTATAAATAATACTCCTCGTACTTGGGCATTAAGTTTTAATAATAGAACAAAAGCAGATATAGATAATTTATATGATTTTATGAATACTCTTGCAGAAATAGATACTGCAAAATTAACCATACCTAGTGGAGGTAGTACTGGGGGTTCTGGAAATGAAGAAACAGTCGTCGTAGTATTAGAGAGCTATAACAGAGTACTAGCCTATGATCACTTCTATACTTTAACTTGTTCAGCAAGAGAGGTCTTTGAAGCGTGAGTCAACCAATAGTCAGCACCCTAGTAACAGAATTACAGGGTCAATCCCAATCAAGCAGTTTAATAACTGTTTTTGAAGTCGAAGTCGCTAATAGTGATATTGGGGGAGGAGGTATAGACAAACTATATTTTCATGACGGAGCAACAGCAGACCTTACAGATAACAACGGTAATCTTGAATGGTATAGTCTACTAGACGATACTAACTTTGGTTCAACTTCATCTGCACACTACGGAGAACAAACTTATAGTGCGTTTCCAGTAGAGTCAGAAGGTTGGGAAATTAGAGGCACGGGTAGTTGACCAAGACCTACAGTTAGGTTTGCAAACATAAATAATTATTGGAGTGCTCATTTAAGTAACTATGATGATTTAGTAGGAGCAAAAGTAACAAGAAGAAGAACTTTACAAAAGCACTTAGGGACTAACCCTCCTGTTGAATTTAATCGAGATGTATACTATATAGAAAGAAAAACTACAGAAACTGCCACTATGGTAGAATTTGAACTTGCAAGTGCATTTGACGTACAAGGAATACAATTACCACGAAGAGCAGTTCTAGCTTCTCGTTGTCCTTGGAAGTATAAAGACCCAGATCAAGGTGGTTGTGATTGGCCTAGTGATAACAGATTTACAGTAGATGGAACTGAACAAGTTCTATACTTTGATAAGGACGATAATAGAATTACTACTCACCCTACTTGGGGTCGACAAGATGTTTCTAGTAACAGAACTAGTAATCTTTATGCTGCAACGAGTTACTCTGTAGGAGACTACGTAGAGTACCATAGACCCATTGGAGGACTGATAGCAGCAACCGCAGTAGGAACAGGGGCAAATGTCTCATATACTGTAGCAGCAGGACACGGAATAACTGCAAATGAATTTATACTTGTAAAAGGGTTTACTGATGCAGATGCAAATTTTAAATCAGTTCCTGTATTTGTAAGTGCAGTAGGAACTACCTCTGTTACTATACAAAATCCAAGTGAAACTATAACTACATCAAAAGGATTTTTGCAACTTACTAGAGTTACTTTATATAAATGTATAACGGCTCATAACATTGCAACTGGAGACGGTGTTGACGATATTATAAAACCTACTAATATTTCTTATTGGGAATTTGGGGACGTGTGTGGTAAACGATTAAACTCATGTGCAATCCGTTACGGACACGAACCTGCAGGAAGTACTGGAATAGCAAGTGTAATACTTGACCAAACTGTAACCGGAGATGGTTCAGTAAACGCAAAAACTGTTAGTGGAGGAAGTGGGTACTCAGCAGTACCTGCTGTTACCTTTAGTGGTGGTGGGGGCTCTGGAGCCGCAGCAACAGCTACTATCTCTGGAGGTAAAGTAGTCTTTATCCAGGTAACAGCTCCAGGAACAGGATATACAAGTGCACCAACAGTAGCAGTAGCAGGAAATGCAACAGCAACCGCAATACTTAACACAAGAGGTACAAGAAATGTAGCTCTACCATTTGGAGGGTTCCCAGGAGCCTCAATAGGATAATGATTGAACCAGTACTAGAAGATATAAAACAATACGTTTATGAGCACTCAAATATAGAAGCATGTGGACTACTAAGTGTAAATAGAGGAAGAATAAAATGGAATCCTTGCAAAAATAAAGCAGAGAATCCAAAAAATGATTTTATTATAGACCCCTTAGATTACAAAGCAGTAGCAGACCAAGGAGACGTAGTAGGTGTAGTGCATAGTCACCCAGGCTGTTCACCAGACCCAAGTGAGCTAGACCGAGCTGCATGTAATAAATTAGGAATTCCGTGGTATATTTTTGGAGAAAATGATGAATGGATAAAATTGGAACCAAGCGAAAATACTTATGATTTGCTGGGAAGACCATTCGTTTATGGCATCTACGATTGCTTCACAATAGTGAAAGACTATTTCGAGACGCACGATATAAATATATACCCATACTCATACGAGTGGGAATTTTGGGAAAAGGGAAAGAATCTATACTTAGACAACTTCAAAAGTGAAGGCTTTGTAGAAGTACTAGATGGTAGCCTACAGCCAAATGACCTCATTTTAATGGCTCTGAATAGTGATATCACTAATCATGCCGGAGTATATGTAGGACGAGGAAAAATGCTTCATCATGCACCTAACAGATTATCGTGCAGAGATAACTACGCAGGAATGTGGAAACAAATTACCAGAATGGTAGTAAGACATCAGAGTATGACATGAGAAAAATTTATTTAGAAGGACAACTAGGAGAAAAGTTTGGGTCAGAGTGGAACCTAGCAGTTAACTCGCCCGCAGAAGCACTTACAGCTATTATGGCACAGCGTCCTGGTATGCGTCAATTTATTACTTCAGCTGAAGGAATACAAGGTTACGAAGTACTAGTAGATAACGAAAGTATTGAGATGCTAGAAGAGTTGGTAATACAAGATCCCGCTATGCATCAGTCTTACTCTTTTGTACCAGTAATTGGTGGTTCAAAAAGTTCAGGGCTAATGATGGTACTCGGAGTAGCTTTAATAGCTGCAACAGGTGGTTTGGCATCTTTCGGTATCACTGGTTTTATGGGGGGAAGTGGAGCTGCCGCGGGAATGGTTGGAACACAAGTAGCTGGAGCAGCTGCAGGAACTTTACACACTATGTCTACAGCTATAGCAGCAGTTAATGCAACTGCGGCCGTAACTGGAACAGCAACTGCAGCTGCAACAATGTCGGCGGCATCAATGGGTGGTGTATTAGCTACTCAAGGACTTGGGTATTTAGGTACAGCACTTATGTTAGGGGGAGCTGCAATGATGCTTGCCCCAGATGTACCAGACGGAACTTCAGCAGAAAAAGCAGAAAACTACTTATTTAGCGGACCAGTCAATACAATCAAACAAGGCCAAGCAATCCCTCTCGTATATGGAAGAGCAATTGTCGGGTCTAAAACTATATCAGCATCAGTCTTTACTAATAGTTCAAGACAAAAAAATAACAAAAGGAAGAAAAATGGTAGGTATACCAAACTTTAGAACAGATGGAAGCAAATCAGGTACAGGGTCAATTACAACAAGTGATAGTAGCACCTGGCGTGTTGGCAGGGGCATAGGATCTATTATAGCATGAAGAAAAATCAACACTTAATATCAATACGAGGCGCCAAAGGAAAAGGCGGTGGCGGAAGTACGTTTGAAGCAGACGATAATATGTTTGCAAGGCAGTCCGCTGCTTTTATTGATGCACTATGTGAAGGCCCAATCAAAGGACTAGTCTATGGAGATGCTTCAATTCTTATTGATGAAGTACGTCTTAGAAATGTTAATGAGGCTACAGGTCGTATATCTTCAACTTCTAATTTTAATAACTTTACTGTAATCACTAAAAACGGTGACGCAACACAGGTTGTTGATGCAGACTTTTTTGCAGAGTACCCAAGTGCAGCAACAACAAAAAATATAGGTAGTGCAGAACTACTAGAAGGCGAACCTCAATACTTTACTATATCAAGTGGTACTTTTGAAAAAAGAGAAACAGACTATGTAAAAATTACTATATCTACTACTGGTATGTCTGCCATTACAAAGAAGGGAGACAATCAGGGAGATGTAAATGAAACTAATGTTTTCTTTACTATAGAATTTAACTGGGTAGATAATAGTGGTGTGCACCATACTCGCGAAATGTTTGATACAGGCTTCAAAGGAAAAGTTAGTGGTAAGTTTGCACATACATTTGGTTTTAACATTGAACAAATAAAAGCAACTTCTACTATAAATGACTGGTCAGTAAAAGTAACAAAGCTAACGAGTAGTCCACAAAGTTCTGATACTATTGAACTACAAAATGCTATCTACGTAGATAGTATAGAAGCTGCAATTGCAGATAAACTTGAGTACCCTTTTACTGCTTATGTAGGTGGAGTTATTGATGCAGAAGCATTTAGTAGCATACCTGCAAGAGGTTACGAAATAGATGGCAAGTTAATACAAGTCCCAACTAATCACTATCCTCTAGACTATAACGGACGCAAGCTTATACTTAGCGATGCTTCAAACTTTTCAATTGGAGATGTAATCAGTCAAACACTATCTATAAGTAGTCTTGTAGCAGCAGGTACAGATGAAGAAGGGTATACTGCAACTGCAACCGTATCAGCACATGGAGTAGCAACTGGAGAAACTTTTAAAGCAACAATAGCAACTACTGCAACACAAGATGAAGACTTTTTCGAGGGAGAGTTCGTTTGTACAGCAGCCTCTAGTACTACGTTTACTTATACTTTAAATAAACCTTTTGATGAAACTGCAAACTCAGGCGTTTGCGCATATAAAACTATAACCTCTACTACTTGTACTGGTACAAAAACCGCAGTCATGTTTAGTGGTGGATTAGTCGACAAAAAAGTTAGTAATACTCTATATCTCAGAAATGTATCAGGCTCAACTAGTGCTGTTACAGGAACAATCTCAAATGGTAGTAACACAGGAACTGTAACTAGTGCCTCACAAGTATTTATACCTGCTAACTATAGAAGAATTAAAGCTACTGAAAAACCTGGCACAGCCGAACAAGATTGGGACGGCACATACTATTCAACCTGGTGTAATAATCCAGCATGGGTATTTCACGACCTTATAGTAAATAAAATATATGGGCTAGGAAATTATGTAGATAACAGTCAAATCAATAAATGGGAACTATTCCAAATTGGTAGATACTGCGATGAGTTAGTCCCCGCAGGTGTTGCAGCAGCAGACTTACTAAGTATACATTGTACTGCAGACACTAACTATATTCCAAGCGGATCAACGGGGGAGCACGAACCAAGATTCAGTGCAAACTTAGTAATCGGTGGAAAACAAGAAGCCTATAAAGTACTCAATGACGTTTCTAGTATATTTAGAGGAATGTCGTACTGGTTAAACGGAGAAGCCTTCGTAGTACAAGATTCAGAAAAAGACCCTGTATATCAATTTACAAATGCTAACGTAATAAACGGAGAGTTTAAATACGAAGGAACAGCAAACAAAACAAGAACAAATTCTATTATGGTTAATTGGAATAATCCCCAAGACTATTATAGAAGCAGAACAGAAATCGTAGAGCTAGAAGAAAGCCTACAGAAAGATGACGAATGGGTTAAACCGGAAGCTACTACAGCTTTTGGGTGTACTTCAAGAGGTCAAGCAAGAAGGTTGGGTAAATGGAAGTTACTCACAAATAATTTGAATACAAATACTGTAACGTTCGAAACTTCTTTGAACGCAGCCTTTTTGCGACCTGGCGATATCGTACAGGTTATTGACCAACATAAAGAAGGAAAATCATGGGGAGGAAGAATCTCCAACCTACAAACAGGTAGCGGAACAGATAGAATTATTAGACTAGATAGAGAGCCAAGCGGTTTTGATGGAGCTAGTAATGCAGTAGAGACAGGATATGCAGTTGGAGACTACAGGCTAACTTGTAGCTTCGTAGGGTATAAAGCAATTCTAGCACAGGATACAGCCACTATAGGCGGTACTGCTTTTGTTAGGGGAGATCATCTTACAAGTATAACTACTGAAGAGGCTGCTCTTACTTTACAGGACGATAGTAATAATCTAGTATTTGTACAATGGACTCCTTTTACTTACACAGAAACAAGAACACTTGACCAAGTAAATGGTACAGACAGCCTCAGAGTATCTGTAGCTTTTACAGTTAAACCAACAGCAGAGTCAATATGGATATTATCAAGAGCAGCTTTACAGACAGGTAAAACTAAACAAGAAGCTAAGCTCTTTAGAATGATGGCTATGGTAGAGAAAGATAGAAATCTTTACGAAATTACAGCACTCGAATACAACGCATCTAAATTTGATGCAATAGACAAAAATGAAGCACTAACACAAGACAGGACGATATTCTTACCCGACAGTTTTAAAGACGTTCCTGCTGTGACAAATATTGATGCTGACCCTAAGATTAAGGCAGCCGGTACTGGTGGTACAGTTAACTCTATAATCGTTGATTGGGATCCAGCTACAAATAGTGATGGAACTCCTTATACGTCAGTTAGACACTACGAAGTAGAGTTTTCAAATGATAATGACATATGGCGTAGAGCAGGTACAAGTACCAGTAGTGACTTCGAGATACTAGATACAGACAAAGCTGTACTTAGCGGAACCTACTATTTTAAAGTATATGTCGTTAGTTTAAATGGGGTTAGAGGCCCTGTAACAGCAAGCGGAGGCATACTAGTAGACTTTAATAGAGCGGTAGGTCCAGCAGAAGGAAGTGTTGGTACAGATAACCACTTTATTAACTTCATGGGAAATATAAGTGGTGGATTTAGTTTAGGTGCAGGTACAGTAAGTTTCTCTCCTTCTAACTACCAACACAATGATGGCAGAAATGAACATGCAGTTACTGGTCAAGGACAGCTAGACTTTACTGGTTTAACAGGAAGTAACTCAGATAATAATGGTGCAAATACAGGTTATGTATTCTTTGACCATTCTGCAAACGTGTTTAAAGCAATTGCATTTGATACAGTATCAGGACAGTTTTATCCTGTAGGAAGTAGTGTATTTTCTACTGCAACAGGAACACTTACAGCAAGTACATCATCAAACCCTAAAAAGTTCACAGGATTAGACAGTACAAACTTTGATGGCGAACTTGCAGTTAACAATGTCTTTAAATATACAAAAGATGCTACAGACTACTACCACAGAGTAAAACGTTTTACAAGTGACTCTGAACTATTCACTTTCCAACCTACAAGAAACACCCTTATAAATAGCGGGAATCAAGCGTTCTCAAAACCTAATTTCTTAGCCGATTATAAAAATGATACAATCATGGGTAAAGTTGTTAAAGATGGTAGTAACGCATATACCTTACAAACCTTTGGCTCCTCACAAGGAGAG